CAGAAGCCTGGTTGTACGATACCAAGAAGCGCAAGTTGATTCATCTTGTGGCTGACAGTCACACACAGGCATTCACTGTGAAAAGCAACAGCATCATTGGTTTCAGCACCATTGAGACCATGCAGAAAACTGTGCGCAAGCCAGCAGATGTTGTGAAAGCAGTACAAGCCGCAGGCAAGCCAGCCGCACGTAAGATCTACAAAGACCTGACCACAACTGAGACTCCATTCAACGGGCGTGGTACAGAGAACTTGGTGGTGCTCAAAGCCTGGTAAGTAGTGCATGCATGTGATCCCCAACAAAGTAGACCTATACATTACCAATGTATGCAATTTAACCTGCCAGCACTGCAATAGATTTAACAATTTCAACTTTAAAGGCTGGCAACGTTGGGGCGACTATGAAGATCAATACCAGCAGTGGGGCAAGTTAGTTGATCTCACAGCAGTCACTATCATGGGTGGGGAACCTTTTTTGAACCCCACCCTGATAGACTGGGTGCAAGGCATCAATCGCATATTTGGAATTGAAGTTCAAATACTCACAAACGGCACTAGATTTAGACACAATCCTGATCTTTACGATGCTTTGTTTTTTAAACATCAGACTCGTCCGCACAATCACATTGGTGTGAGTTTGCACAACCCTGATCAGTTTGAAAAATTAAAAGAAGATATACTATGGTTCCTCAAAGGACCAGTACAAATATATCCAAAAGGACATTCGGAAAATTTTTGGAATTCTGATTATCTGTTCGTTGACCGCAATGGCATAGTGGTAACGGTGATGAACGTTGACACGTTTCATTCAGCGGCCATAACTCAGTCTTGGCAAAACAGCACCCAACCAGTGTTTAAATTGCACAACAGCGATCCATTTTTTGCACATCAAAATTGTGGATTTGCCACATTCAAAAGTTATCATTTCATACGCGGCAAGTTGTACAAGTGTGCGCCGGTGGCACTGATGCCCGAGTTTGATCAACAACACACATTGGATATATCTGATGCAGACAGAGCATTGTTAAATTCGTATCAGCCACTGAGCGTGGACAACTTTGAAACTTATCAACAAGAATTTTTTGCTCAATTGGATAATCCCATTGCACAGTGTAAATTTTGTCCTGAGCAGTACACATTTCAAAAGATATTTCCAGTGGTCAAAGGATCTTGACCATGTTTGATCAAGAGTTTTATCGCATTGATCTTGGAGAAATATTTCAGCAGAGTCACTGCATGTATCATGAGCATGCAATGGTGCATTTGTTTTCAAGTGTGTTGATGAACATGGGTTATCAAAAAATACCCGGCAGTGCCAGAGCATGGGGGCGCGGCAGTCGCAAGGTCATTGTGTGCCTGGCCGACGACTTTGGAGTCAACCGAGATGATTGGAGCCTGCCACCCGATCAGTGGTTTGATACTGACACCACAATCGTCACCGACAACCACATGCCCTTTGCTACCAATTATCAGATTCTGAAGTTGCCATCAAGTTACTTTGGAGTGTTTAGTTATGTGCCAGCAGATCAAAATTGGACACCAAGTCGGCGATTTAATTTTTCAGTCAACAGGCTAGACAGTCAGCGACAGTTGATTCTATTAGAATTGACGAAACAGTCGGGCGGGATTGATCAAGTGCAACAATTGGATCATGTGAATTTCAATGCACGAGCACAGGGCAATGAGCACACTGCTGAACATGCTCAACACAGTTTTGCACATTGTTGGACACAGTTAAATCAATTGCACAACACCGAATATTCCAAGTGGTTTGATCAAACTCGGCCGCACATACCCATTAGAAACCATGCACTAACAGTCGAGCAAACACAGGTTGGTGCGTATCTCAATTTGGTAATTGAAACCTATGCCGGAGATGCCACGGTGGCATTTAGTGAAAAGATATTCAGAGCACTGGTAACTCCAGCACCTTGGGCAGTGTTTTCAGCAAAACATGCGGTGGGGTATTTAAAAACACTGGGGTTTGATGTGCTAGATGATGTTGTAGATCACAGTTATGACAGTTTGACACAAAGCAACACCATGTACGGGCATGGAAAAATTTCTGAATTTGTCAAACTCAACATACAGAATTATCACAACATAAAAAACTTGGATCAACCCAAATTGGCTACAAGATGTCAAACAGCAGCCACTCACAATCAACATGTGCTGGCACACCTGCAACGCCAATGGCCTGCGGATTTTGCCCAGTGGTTGCCTGAGATGATAGCAAAACTTCAATAAATACAGGAACCGGAGTTCCAGATGCCAGAACAGCAACAGCAATCACTGCCTACACTGAAACAAAACTTGATAGAATATGTCAAGCTTCAGTTAGGCGGTGATATCATTGACCTAGAACTAGACCCCTCACACTATGAAGCGGCCTATCAAAAAACCATTGGCACCTATCGCCAACGGGCCAACAACGCCTACGAGGAAAGTTACAGTTTCATGCAGTTGGTACAAGATGTCAACATCTACGAACTGCCTCAAGAAGTTGTGAGTGTGCGTCAAATATTTCGCAGAACATTTGGCGACAGTTCGGGACCGTTTGCGTCAAACTTTGACCCGTTTGCACAAGCAAGTATCAATGTGTACTTGATGAACTTCAACGTGGCAGGTGGCCTGGCCACATATGATTTCTACAGTCAATACATTGAGCTGGCCGGACGCATGTTTGGCGCCTACATGAACTATACCTGGAATCCTGTAACCAAAAAATTGCAACTGATTCGTGATCCCAAAGGCTCCGGCGAAACTGTGTTGCTGTGGACCTACAACTTGAAACCTGAATTCAACCTGTTGAGTGATCATCAAATAAAACAATGGTTACGAGACTACATGGTAGCCAACTGCAAAATGATTATTGGCGAAGCACGTGAAAAATTTGGCACCATTGCTGGACCGCAGGGCGGCAGTGCGTTGAATGGCACTGCAATGAAAACCGAAGCGCAGGCACAGATGGATGCGCTGGTTGTTCAATTGGTAAACTATGTGGATGGGTCACAACCAATCACCTGGGTTATTGGCTAAACTGCACACACTTTTATCAAAATTCCTGCTATAATACAGCATGGACTTGATGATCGACATTGAAGGTTTGGCAACAGGCCCTGAGACCACAATTTTAACCATTGCGGCCCAGGCATTTGACCCGCTTGGCTCTGGCTACTATGAGCACAAATACTATGCTCGAGTTGATCTTGAAAGCCAAGAAAACCGCACCATTGAACAAGGCACCATAGACTGGTGGGCCACACAGCCTGCAGCCGCACGGGATGAAGCCTTCAATGAACAGGGTCGTATCCCACTAGATCAGGCCTTGGATGAACTGCATAAGATATGTTGGAAATGCAATCGCATCTGGATGAACGGTCCCACTTACGATGCCAACATCCTTGAGCATGCCTACAAGAGTTATCACAAGCCCCTGCCTTGGCAATATTATAAGATCTGTGATGCACGAACGGTATATAAGCTGTATCCAGGGTTGCCCAAGCCGCCTACCAGCCATCATGCGTTGGAAGACTGCCGCAGACAAATTGACATGTTACAAGCAACCTTGGCTCATTTAAACATCAAGGAACTGGCATGATCATTGGAATTTGTGGATTTATTGGCTCGGGCAAAGACACCATTGCAGACTATCTTGTGAATCTACATCACTTCCGACGTGAAAGTTTTGCCAACACACTCAAAGACGCTGTGGCACAGGTGTTTGGCTGGGACAGAACCATGCTGGAGGGCCGTACAAAAATGGCCCGTGAGTGGCGTGAACAAGTTGATCCCTGGTGGGCAGAACGCTTGGGCATACCACACTTGACTCCACGTTTTATTCTACAACAATGGGGCACAGAAGTATGCCGTAAAGGCTTCCACGATGACATCTGGATTGCCAGCCTAGAAAACAAACTGCGCAACAGCCGTGACGATGTGGTCATAAGCGATTGCAGATTTCCCAATGAGATCAAGGCTATCAAACAGTCAGGCGGCATTGTAGTGCGTGTGGTGCGTGGTGCCGAACCTGAGTGGTACGATGCAGCAGTAAGTCTCAATCGTGGCCCTGACGGCAATTCAACCTGGGCACTTAGCGGTCGTCGACTGGCACAGTTGGGGGTACATGCCTCAGAAACAAGTTGGGTAGGTACCCAGTTTGATGTTGTGTTAGACAACAACGGTACCCTAGACGACCTATATCAGCAGGTCAAGCGTCTGGTTCGAGATCACCCGCCCGCCAAGTGACTTCTGTGCG